CATATCAACAACTTCTTGTTCGCCGTCTACATAACGTTCTGCGTCACGGCTACTAAGTGCTTTGTTGTATGCTTCTAAAAACTTGCGAAACTTCTGACTGCGAAGTTTACGCATTTCGGTGTTTAAATGTTCAAGTATCGCTTCTACTTCCTGCAACTGATTGAAACGATGTTCAACAATACCAGGCATATCACGACTTTGTTTTTCAAGGTTGCCCTTCATTGAACATTCAAATTTTGCTTCAGCTAGTTGCTGTTCAAAGTGGGAGATCGCGTTAACGATCTCCCCCATGTTAGCAGTAACTTTACGATACCATGAACTCATTTAATCCCAATCTTCTTCGTCTTCAGTTTCCCATGATTCTTCATCATGTTCACTTAACAGCATATCAAGTGCTTTGTCAAGATAATTACATGCATCAACAATTTCTTCGCTGTTTGCACGAAGGTCAATGCCATAGTCGTCAAGTCTGTCAAGAAACACTTCCGCCCAGTGTAGACGTTCCTTTTCAGGAATAAGTGGTTTTGCTGCACTATAGATTGAAATCAATGCTTCTAGATCAGTGTCATTCAGCTTCATTAGAATTCTCCACAATTAAGTCAATTTCTTCTTGTTCCAGTGAACCGCCAGAATCCTTAATCTCGTCTGGCAGTTGATCCCATTCAGCCATGATAAGGTCCAAATGGTCGTCCTCGTTCTTTTCCCATGCTTTGCGGAATTTAGCAATAACTTCACCAGTAACTGGACTAATGTACTGTAGCCTATTACCAGTTTTTGTTAACACACCTTTTGCTTCAAAGAAATCAACTAGTCCGCTGTATGGGCTCATACCAGTTTCATACGGAATTTCAACTTGCACACTTTCAAATGGTTTCGCATAACGTGTTTTCATTACTTTACACGCTGCACGAATGCCGTGAACTTGTGATGTTTTGTTGCCATCCGAGTCTGTTTTTAGCTTTAGTTTACGCATTGCTAATACAATACTTGATGCATAGATAAAGCCTTGTCCACCTGAGATTTTATCATCTGGATCAAACATGTCTTGACTTGCATACGTATGGTTAGTTGCAACAAAACCTACATTGTATTCGCCTAACATGTTTACAGTATTACGAACAAGCGATGTAAGTGCCTTGGGTTTGCGGCCCATGTCGCCCTTCATGTCACCTTTCTGGAATTGATCTACGTCTGTGGGTGTTAGCAACATTCCAAGACTGTCAACTACAAAAAGGATTTTAGGACGATCTGCTTTGTCTTTATCAGCATACTCTGATTTGTAGTCTTTCATGAAGTCACTGACAACTTTAGCAACATCGTCGATCATTGCCAAGTTTAGTTTAAGTAGCTTATCTTCACTTGTATCTACATTCAGTGCGTGTAGCCACTTTTCGTCTAGTGCGTTTTCACTGTCAATAAGAACAACAAAAATGCCCTGTTCTTGTGCGTGTCTTACTAGATTACCTGATGCAATGTATGATTTACCCGCACCTGATTCTCCCGCAAACACTGTTACTTTGCCAAGAGGAATACCTTTATTGAAGTCACCGCTGATAAGTTTGTTAAGAGTATAATTGCCTGTGCTTACCCAAGTGTCTGGATCGTTAAACCCTACACTCAAGCCTGGCACTGACTTAGTAATACTCTTGCGGAATTTACTAATGTCAAATGGTCGCGCCATGTTTATGAACGCTCCATCTCAGTAATGTCTTTGATAAGTGCAGTTAGTTCCTCTAGTGAGCTGCACAAGATCTTTGCAGATTTCCAATTTTCATTTCTATCACGCCCATTGACGGATACAACAAATCCATTGTCTGCCTGTGCTACGTTAAAATCTTCATCAACTGTAGCCAGTTTGCTTAGATGCTTATTAGCCATAATATTTCTCCATTTTCTGTGCTTTACGTAGTAAGTATTCGGTTGTGTTATTTGAGATCTCAAAAGATCCCAGCAATGCTACTCTTTCTTCCAGGAAAGAATTTTCTATAGCGTGTCTTTTCGCTGGGTTAATAAACCAGACATCTCTTGCTTTCATTTCTACAGACGTACCCTCTGATCTAAATATATGTCTACCTTTCAGCATTATAATAAATCTATAAGTTTTTGTATCATCTATATGTTCTGGTAAGATACAATTGGGTTTCATTGAGGCAACCCTTAGATTATCATATTCTAAAATATTATTATATGGTAGTAATCTTGATATTTCTTTTTGTTTTACGATACTTTGACTATATTTTTCAAAAAAATCTTCATCCGTTATTTCTATATAATTTTGTGAAGATGTTTTTAATTTATTGCCTTCAGTGTATTGTAATAATCTATTCTCAAGATCTCCATTATAATATATTTTTAATATTTTATCAATAGTAATGTTGCCTATTAATCCTAGCTTAATACAACTTGGTAGTAAATTACACAGGATGGCGCCATCCTGTGATTTATTCTTATTCATCATTCTTTACGGTTGCGAATCATCGCAAGGATGTCCTGTGCGCTTGGTTTTGCATCGCCTGATGCTGCTGGTGCTGACTCACGTGCTACTTCCTCATTTGATTTAAATGGGATTTCGTCATCGTAATCTGCTGCTGGAGCAGGAGCAGGGCGTGGCGCTGGCGCAGGGGCCGCTGGGCGTGGTGCTGCTGCCGCAGGTGTTGTGCGAGCCCCAGTCGATGGTGCCTCTACACCGTATGGACGGTAGTAGTTAGCAAAACGCTCTGGGTCGTAAAGCTGACCATCAACACTTGCTTCGAACATTTCAAAGATAGCGTTTAGTTCTTCAGCATTTGGTTTCTTTGGAAGATAGTCGTTCAAGTTGAACAAGCCATACTGTGCGATTGCATCACGTTCAGTTTGGTTTAGACTACGCTCACGACGAGCCCAGTTTGATGTACCATAGTCTGCATAGCCGCCTTTGCTGCCTTTGGCTACTTTAAAGTCAGTGCCGTTTTCATAATCGGTTGGGATTTCTGGGAAATCAGGATCCATTAGTGCAGCACTGATGATCTTAAAGATCTGTGGGCTGATTACAAAACGACGGATTGGATTTTCTGGATTTTCTTCGTCTGTTGGGTTATCAGTTACGAAGCCTTGGAAGATGTATGATTTTTTCTTCCAGTACTTACGTGCAAGGTCTTCCATTGAAGAATCTTTAAACCACGGACGGATTTCAGCATGTACTGGGCATGTTTCATTCCACATTTCAATACATGGAACCTGTACTGTTACAGGTTTGTGTTCATCCCCACCTTTAACGCCTGGGAATTCAAAACGCATCATCTGACGTTCTTTCCAAAAGAACGTATTTGATTCATCTGCGTCTGGGAGGAAGCGTAGTGTTGCAGTTTCGCCTTCTTTGATATTCCAGTGTGCGAAAATTGCGTTGTCGCCAGTGCCTGTTGCACGTGTGCCAGTTTGGCGTGTTTCTTGTGCGAGTAATTTCGCACGGATTTCTGCTAGTGATGCCATAGTGTTTTTCCTTTATTAGCCTATGTTAGTATATAATTTTGCAAACTAATGTTCGCGATTGCCTATGTTAGCCTTTACAGTGTATTACAATTACTGCTCACTGTCAAGCAGTTTTTAGATCACCTATTAGGAAATCTTTTTGCGTAGTGAGAACAATACACTCTCGTCTAGAGCAGATTCAGTTGCTGCCGCTGGCGCTGCCTTTGGCTTTAGTGCAAACATAACGAACTTTGCTAGTACGTTTAGTGATGCTTTGTCTAGATTAAAAACACGCTCACTTAGTTCGCCTAGTACATTTGATAGTTCGTCATTAGTTGTACGTTTAGCAATGAATGACAACATGCTAGCAAGTTTTGCGTAAGCACCCTGTGGACCGCTATATTTTGCTGGATTTTCGTTGTTTGGGTTCTCTGGGTCATTTCTGTCAACGTGTGACATCCCCAGATTTCCGCTTTGGATAATACCGTATAGTTTACCAATAAGTTCTTGCTGCATGTTGTCTCTCTTTCCTGCTTCTGATACGATGCGATTTACGCGGCTTACGATTCTTTGCATTTCTTCTGCGGTAAATGTATCATATAGGAATTGTTCTGTAATGTCAACATCAATTTGTTCTTCCTGGATATTTTCTGATACCTGGAAGTTGTTATAACCTCTTTTTGTTGACAGAGATTTAACAAGTGCCTTGTTTTCTGCAATTCTACTACGAATTGTTTCAACAATGTCCTCGTTACCTTCGTTGACAAGTTTGTTGGCACGTGTATGCTTTACAAACTTGGTTAGATCTGCGATTTCTTCACAGACTGCCAGGATCGCTTTGCCCTTTTCGTCATATGGTGTACCGCCTTCGCTGACGTGCATCGTCATTGCTTTTGCGCCACTCATGTATTTGAATGGAAACGCAAATTTCTCGCCTTGTTCGCTTTCAATGAACAAGCTGTGAATATTACGGCTACGTGAACCTTTAACGCTCTCGTCAACACCTTTGCTATGCTTAATAATTAGTTTAGCATGTGGACTCATTACGTAGCTTGTTTTGATACTACCATACGCTTTGCCAAATGCGCTTTCAACTACACTCTGGTGTGCGAAGTCTTTTGGGGCTATTGCTTTATCAAATTTTCTCACTGTATATTCACCTAAATTTCTATGGGCTGTGGCTTTAATTGCGCCAAGTAACTTTGAGTTACGTGGAATATTGTATCCCTCACCAGCCTGGACTACTACTTCTGTTCTTGCTTCATCTTGACGTATTGATACCATCAAATCCTGATCGTAAGCATAGAAACGTGTTGCTTCTTCTGGGTCCATTGTTTTCAAACCATCTGCTGTAAACAGACGTAGCTTGTAATTAGCACCCTTTAGAATAGCGAATATTTCACTTGCAAGTTGTTCCACTGTAGTTTTCCTTGTTGTTATAACTATTTATGCTATTTGCTCATAAAAAGCTCATTGGCATTGGTTCATCATAGTCGTCATCGTCACTTGTTCCCAAGTATTCAAATGCATCTTCTTCATATTTTGTTATTTCTAATGCCATGCGAACAATAAGCACAAGTGCCATTACCAAATCATCATGCTCGCCTTCTTTTGCTGCAAAACTATTACCACGTGCAATAAATGTTTTAAGTTCACGTAGCAATGGCTTACTGGCAATCTCAATCTTATCTGTTTCAACCCACTGTTTTAATTTAGCACAGGATGATAACTTACTCTTGTGTGTAGTAGTAAATCCTTTACGGAATGAGCGAGTGTTGCCGTGTTTTTTACTTTCACTTAGGAATGTACCAGCAAAGTTTTCCTCGCCAATTTCTTCAACCATAACGAGTCCTGCTTCTCCCAGTGTATTGTTTTCCATACTCCAGTATATTTCGCTCTTTCCGTCAGTTTCTTTTTGTATTTGATTTACAAGTTGTTGTACAATACGCACCTGTTGCTGTATAGGTGTTTTATTATGTTGCCACTCTGCTACTTGATTCATACCTGGCAGTTCATATACTTGTATTGCTGCACTGTCCCCACCAGTGCCTAGACTTGGGTCCAGTGCTACCATATAAATGTGTCCTGGAATTAGTGGTTTATACCATCGTACTTGTCCTTGTTTTGCATATGGATCTTTGGCTTCCATTGTTGCTAACTTCAAACTGTCAATCAATGTTTCGTCAAATGCAATGAATTCGTTTAAGTGTTCACGGCGGAAACGTTCTTCACCAATCTTACCCTGTTCTTCATCTGCCCATTTTTGATCACGATCTGGATGTTGTTTCCAGTCTGCGCTGTAGCTACGGAAACCATTGATGCCAACTTCTTGTTCGTTACCGTATGAATCATAACGTTTATTTGAATCACGCCAGATTTGTGCAAATTGGTCGTCGTCCTGGTTAGGGGTACTTGTGATAATACATTTACCACCAGTTGACAACGTAGGAGACAATGCTGTCCAGAACTCACGTGCAATACTAGGGCGTACGAATGCAAATTCGTCTAAGTATGCTAGTGATATAGAAAGACCGCGTCCCGTGTTATCCGTTGTTGCCTGTGCAATAATACGACTACCGTTGTCAAATTCAATACTACCTTTGTTGTAGCTTGTGACGCCCGCACGTAGATAGTCAGGTAATGTCTCATACGCAAAACGTATACGACTCATGATTTCCGCTGCGCCACTGTATTTGTGTGCTGCGATAAGAATTGTTTGGTCAGCGTTAAACATAGAATACCATAGTAAATATCCTGCTGCCGCTGTTGACTTACCCATCTGTCTGCTGATAAGTGCTATACTGTATTTGTAGTCGTGATACGTGTCAACTAGTTCTTTTTGGTAATCAAAAAGACTAAACTTCATACGTCCCTTTGTAGGGTGTTGAATCCAACAATGTTCTGTCATAAAGTATTTGGGATCCGCTACACACTTTGCTATCTCTAGGATTTGCTCTGGGGTATATGATTCTCTCTGATACGGATCTTTAACTAATTTTGTATCTGCTGTGCCTCTAGCCATAACACTATTTATCCAAAAAAATAGCACCCGTAGGTGCTATTTTGGTCTGTCCTATCGGTAGGACTTATTTCTTTGCTTTGTGTGCTTCGTAAAGTGCTTTCATGTCCTCAACTTTATGTTCAGTGACTTGCACTTTCATGTCTTGTGCATCTAGATAACGCTTTAGACTTAGGTTAACACTCTGTGCGAAATCATATGCATCGCCGTGTACAGTTGGTTCAACTTCGCCAACGCCCTCTGGGGTGTTTGCCCACTCGTCTAATTTTTGTGAGATAACTTCTTCACTCAAGCCTGCGTTGCGCATCATGATTACTAGTTGTGTTGTGTCCATTGTTGGTGACTCAACCATAGTGTCTGTGCAACTGCATGTATCATTACCACATACGTCGCACCATTCTGATTCTTTCATTTCTTCTTTATCCTCTTCAGCGTCTTCCCATGACTCTTCAGTATCACCGTCGCCATCAACATCTAGAAAGTCTGGCTTTGCTGCTTCTTCTACTGATTCATCCCATTCGTTGTTACCATGGCAGTTGCAATCTGGACAATCGCCTTTGCACATGCAACTTCCGCCGTCACAGCATGGGCAACCTTCTTCGCCGTATTCTTTTAGTTCGCGATCTGCTGGACTTGCTACGCTCTGTTCTGTAGCCAGACCTGCAAGACCTAGGATTCTAGCTAGATCATTCATTGTCTTTTTCCTTTTCTTTGCGTAGCTTTAGTAGCTCTTGTACAAACTTTGTGTTATATTTGTCGCCATAATAATCTTCAGCTTTTACAGTTTCTGCTTCACCGTAGCTTGGATCTTCTAGGAGGCTCTTTCCATTGCTTTCGGCGGTAGCTTGCTGTTCTGCTTTTTCTAATGGCTCTTGGTCACTGCGCACTTTCATGAAGCCGTCGCTAATGCCAATTAAATTTTGAATCTCTGTTTGAATTTGATATGCACTCGCTGGAATAGTTGTAGTAAACTCAACAACATGGATCTCATAACCACGTAGCTGTGGGAAATCGTATGGTGTTGATTGCAACATTAGTTTCTTTGGTGCACCAAACTTTTGAACGTTGTACTTTACTAAGTGACGTTCAATACGGTCAAATTCCTCGTTGGTTAGCTCTTTGGCTAACTTAATTCTATATGTATATGTTTTTGCAGATTCCTGCAAATATGATTTGAAAGATTTCATGGCCATGTCTCCTAGTATTACTATTTATCGTTTTGTTTCATTTTTGCCATTATTTCTGCGATCATACTGGCGCGATCACCCACAATCTTGCCCTCAATTGCTGGACTATCATATTCATCATCAGCTTCAGTTGCTTTTTTAATTTTAAGCTGTAGTTCTTTTTCCTGCATATCCAAACGTTGTTTACGCATTTGAAGTTCTACCATCTTTAGCTTCTTATCCATTTTTGCTTGCTTTGCTTGTATAGCGGCTGCTAACATTTTACTAGCACTGTCAAATACTGGTGCTGCGTGGCGATCTTCTACGTTCTTGCCCAAGTCGCATAGTTCTTCAAATGTGTTCATTGCTTTGGTAGCGTATTCATCCATTTCACGATCAAGTTCTTCTAAACCCTGTACAAGAGGCAATGCTGCATCAACACGTTCAGTCAATGCCATCTCGTCTTTATATAACGCTATTTCATTTTGCACTTCTTCCAGCGTTGGTTCAGCGTCTTCATCATCTTCATAGTTGAATTCAATATCTTCAATAGGAGGAAGATTAAATTCTTCTTCAAGTCGTTTTGTCATAATAGCCTTCCTTTATCTTGTCTATTATTAGATTATATAGATGTTTGTGTCCATATTCATTCATATGTTCACATTCACAAAGAAGATTTCCGTTATCTATATCTTTAAATTTTTCTATTATGGTGTGCATTAATAAAGTATTTTCTAAATTTTCATTGTAGTATTTCTTAATTATCTTATCCAATAATGAACCCCCCATAAAATTAAAGGTTAGCCAGAAATAATTCTTATTTGTATATTTCAAATGATTTAATACAGATTCTATTAATGCCAGGTTATTGGCTTGTTGCATAAATGTACTTGAATGATTTATTATATACTTGCTGTAATCACTTAGTGCCTTATTACTGTACACGTGTGGTTTACATTTATAACCAGTAAAGTTGTAGATTGCATCTATACCATCTTTAATCCATTGATCTATATCTTCTGTACCACCATAATAATATAAAGAAAAAGAAATAAATTCTTTTGTAAAATATTCATGATGTATATGAATATCATGTTCTAATAGACTATCTAATATGTTTTCTAAATCATTATCGTTGATTACTGCTTCTAGTGGTATTCTGCCAGATACATCTATAATTCTTGGTTCGAAAATAAATAATTTCATATTTTCATCGGTAATTATGCCGCTTCTAAGTAGTTTGTTAAACGCAAATAATAACTCTAAATTATCACAACCTGGTAAACCTATCTTTATTAATTCTAATCCTAGGTCTTCTGCTATATAATCAGCAAAGGTTAACTCTAGGTTTGTTTCATCGCATTCGCCAGCAGTATGACTTGTACCTAGTGAAATCATATATGGTACATCTGGTTTTTTTGGTATCACTTCTTCTTCCTTTTGGATCCCTGTGGCTTGTTGAATATTTCATTTTCAGTAATAATGCGGAAACCCAGTCCTTGACTTTTACACCATGCACGTGCTGCTTCCCATTTTGCAGCATTAATAACTGCCTGGGCTTTTTCCATTTGTGAACGTGCTTCACCCAGTATTTGTTTACTGGGCTTTACTTCTACTATCTCAGCACGTTTTTGTCCATTACGATCCTGGTATACTATTAACAGATCTGGTACATAGGTTGTATTTTTTCCAGTGATAGGATGCCTATATGGTATACGATGAGTTTCACTGCCCCAGCCTAATATGGCAGGATGATTGTCGCACATACGAAATACAGCTAATTCCCATCCGCTTCTATAACGCGGCGTTCCTTTGCCTATATATTTACTTGGATTTTGTGGCACATATTCGCCATTTTGGAATTTAGCCATGTGCTATATCCTTACAATGTTTTTATGTCATAGCCCTCATAAGCAAATTCTATGCGATACTGTACAGGATTACTATCACTATAGCTTAGTGTATCACCTTGAACCGCAGTAATTAAAGGGTTAAACAAAGTTATTACGTTGTTGTCTTCTGAACTTGACGTTCTTTTAATACGTATTTTTTGAATATAGAATCTTGAGTCTTGTAATTTCAAGCCACGTTGACTTGCTCCAAAAACAAAACTGTCCTGTATAATATCGTCAGTTAATTGTGCTCTTCCAAAAGTATCATTCATTGGACCATCATAATAGTATGCTGCGTATTTTTTAAGGAAGTCTTCAATTTGTGCATCACGTGTATCATAAGCACTAATATAAATTGGAGTATAGTCAACGCCAGTATTAGCTAAACGCTTTTTGTTGTATTGATTCATGATGGTTGTTTTAAAGATAACGCCCGGCATCTGAACTTCGGAAATTCTCGTAAGCTGAAGGGTCTGGATGGCATTTCCAGACCCTCCGCGATAATCAATTTCAACACTGAATTGAAACTTGCTTCTAGGTATAAATGACTGTGTGCTGCTGCTACCTGATTTGCTCTGGCTGTAGATATCTGCCGCTATTCCTCCTAGAAACTTGCTCATTTAAGCGTCTCTATTAGTTGTTGCCGCCGACGGCGATATCACCCTTTCCAGGTGTTCCAAATGCTAGTACATCATTACCACCTGCACCTTCGTTAGATGCGTTATCATAACGAATGGTTGCAGTAATTTGCACTACGTCACTTGTTGCATAGTTTAGATCACCGTATTGGATACTTGGGATAAAGCAACCTGCTAGTGTCCATGTATCAATTACGTTGTCTGTTTGTGAACCGTCAAGCATTTCAATCTTCATACCGAACTTATAATCTTCACCAGCTTTTGCTGATGCTTGTGTTGCATGGTTTACTTGGCGAGCCATCTGGTTGCCCATAAACGACATAACGTCACTGTTGACGTCATCACGAATTACAAGAGTTACATCTTGCCATGTGTGTTTACCAGCTAAACGAATTTTTGAGTTGTAAACATCAACTGTTACGTCCTCGTGATCTAGAGCTGGGCGTGTTACACTAACAACGTTGCGTGTTACTAGTGAACCAGTTGTACCTTGACCGCCCAGGTTTGTGAATGAAACACGGAAACGGTATTGTAGTTTTGGCATAAGTGTGCCACCAGTCTGTTCTGTTGGGACACCAAAGTTTACTGTTACAGCCATTTATAAATCTCCTTTAAGGTTTGTTTTATATAATGTATTTATGCTTTTTGCTCAAAAAAATAGGGCAGTATTTCTACCGCCCTATTTACTATAATTTTAAGCTATATTTTAGCTTAGTTCGCCTGTGTTAACAATGCGGATTGGAATGTAGATGAATTCCGCTGCTTTTGTTGGTTCAATTGCAACATCAATCCATAGCTCATTACGGTCAATACGTGCTGGTGTGTTGTTTGTTTCATCACATACAACAGCAAAGTCGTATACACCGCGCTGTGCTAGAATATTGCCCATGAAGCCATCAAATGTGCCTTTTGCGTTTCTACGTGTGCTTGTGTCATTTGGTTCGAACAAGTATGGACGACCAATAACTGCAAAACGCTCGCGTAGGTAAGCTGTTAGACGTGCTACGTTTACACGGTCTAGTGCGCTTGCACCTGCTGCTAGTGTCTTCTGACCAAACACGATAATGCCTTCTGCTGGGAAACGAGCAATTGGGTTTAGCTTGTTTTCATACATTGTATCACGTGAACCTTGTGTTAGTGAAACTGCTACAAAGTCACCTTCTGCGTTAATGTAACCAACGTTTGAAGCGTTTTGTACAACACCGCGTGTCAAACCAGCTGGCGCAAACCATTGGTATGAAACGTTATCGCTGTAAGCATATGTGTAAAGTACACTGTGTGATGCTGGAGCAACAACACTATCGCCAGTTGCTGGGTTGGTTGTTAGAACACTTGGATAGTATGCTGCTGCATATGTGCTGCGTCCTACTAGACCATCTTCGCCGTTTTCAGTTGCACTTGTGCCTTGTACCCAAGCAATTGCTGCTGTTGGGTTAGCACGGAATGGTGCGTCAACAATAACAAATGCTGTTTCGTTACGATCACTGTTTAGTGCTACCATTTCGTCAAATAGTTCTGGGTAACCTGGTGCTGCTAGTAGACGGAATTGTACTGTATCTTCACGTAGCTCTGTGCCACTTGCACTTGCTTGCATTGCTGTAACGACAACTTTACGCTGTGCTTTGCGGCCAAATGCGCCTGAACCGTCTGCGTGATTGCCTGCTAGGTTACGCCATTTCCAAGTTGTACCTAGACTTGCATCGTATACACGGACTGTACCACCTGAACGGCACATGTTAATGCCTGTTGTTCCTACTGGGAAGATTAGTGGGTTTGGACCACCTGGTAGAACATCAACTGATGCAACATAATCGCCAGCATTTGTTTCATCTGCATAGATATCACCAAATACTACGCCAGCATTTGTTGCTTGGTCTGTGTTATCTTTTAGTACCCAGTCAGCACCATTATGACGATAAATGGTTGGATATTCACCAGTTGTATTAACCCAATAATCTCCAGCAGTAGCACCTGATGGTGCTACTGAACTATATGTTACTGCTTCGATGCGCGCCCATTTATTTGCGCCACCATCAAGTGCAATTTCAAAAACTTCTAGTTGGTTTAAATCTGGATCGTACCAAACTGTGCCGTCAGTAGGATTGCCTACTGGTTCTGAAGTTGATACTGCGATTACAAATCCGCCTGTTGCTACTGAATCATCAGTTGCGATATCATCCCACTCTGAATTTGTAGCATCATAGCGAGCAATGCCCAATGCACCATCAAGAACTGATACCCAAATATCACCTTCTAATAAATTACGTGTTGCGCCAACACTACCATCTTGGAATACGTCTGATGACGCACCAGATGGACTTGCAGTTTGTACATATAGAACTTGTTGTTGGATAAAATCACCTGCTGATGTAGTATATAGACTTAGATCTAAGTCTAGACCACCACCTGGCTGAGTTGTTTTAACCCAAACATCGCCTGCGACGGCGGCTGCTGGTTGTGAATAGTGTGGTGCATAAGTTGCACTTAGGGCGCCGCCGCCGTTCCATGTGCTGTCTAGGGCTACCCAATTGCCGCCTTGACCAATCCAGTATGAAATTTCTGTTGATGTTGCGCCATTATCAATTACTACTAGGTAATTACCATTAACTACTGTCACTGATGGGCCGCCGCCGCCTGTTGTGATTTCTACTGTTGGTGTTTGTAATACCCAGCTAGAACCATTGTATACAAATAAACCATATGATGTATTTGCTGGATTTAGCCAGTATGTATTGTTTGCAGCTGGACCTACTGGCCCACTTGATTGTGGACGTAGTGCTGCTGTGTCAACGTTTGCACGTACAATGTACGCTGCTGAACTTTGACCTAGGAAAGAATATGCTGCTAGAAGACCGTAGTCGTTTGTTTCGTCACCCTGCACTACTGATCCAGCTACTTTGCGGAAGTCGACATTCCCAAAGTATTGTGTTAGTTCGCGTTGTGATGTGACAAGGACTGGTTTTCCGGCTTGTGATGCTTTGGTATACTTAGCGATACCGTCAGCTTCTGTGCCAGTTGGGTCTGCTTTGTTTTCGCCAGTAGCAATGAATAACATTGGTACTGTGCCTGAACCTGCTGGACCATAAACTGACTCATCTGTTACTGTGACCTGTACTCCAGGTGAAACTAGATTTGCCATTTTTTAAAGTTCTCCTTATCTTTTTACATGTAAATTCGAGAATCTATGTTCTACTACTATTTATAGCAGACCCCTGAAAAACATGCTGAAATAGGGTTAACTTAGCAGTTTATCCAATAATAAAGCCTAATCCTGCACTACCATCATTGTACAATGTTAGCTCTACTTCTAACTTGTCCATCTCTGCCTGTGCATCGCTGCGTAGTG